GCCGTATTCCCGCAGGTCGGCCGCCACGGCCTTCAGCATGTCGGCCATCAGGTCGGGATCGGCGGAATGCACGCGGTTCCATGTGGGGATGAAGGGCGTCTCGGCCGGGTTGTCGAGGAACACGTGCCCGGCGGCGATGATGTTCTCGGCGAACATCTCGATCGCCGCCTCTTCCTGGTGCCGGTCGACATAGAGCCCGTTCATCCGTGCGTCGTTGTAATAGCTGTCGAGCAGGTCGAGCGCGGAGCGGTAGTAGGTGGCCTTGAGCGTGCGGAAGACCTCTTCGTTGAAGACGGTCCCGTCGGCGGCGAGCTTGCGGAACACCGCCTTGCAGATGTCGATCGACATCCGGCTGAGGCCCTTCGACTTGTCCTCGGGCGACAGCTCCTGGTGCTTGTGGTCATAGGCGTCCGAGATCTCGACCTGGCAGACCGACTTGGGCGCGAGGTTGCGCCAGGCTTCGGAGAGCACCCCGATCTCGAGCCCCCAGTCCGAGGGGATCCGCAGGTCGGGCAGGATCGAGGTCCGCATCGCGAATTCGCCCGAGAGCGGGTAACGGAAGGCGCGCAGGAAATCGAGGTAGTCGCGGTCCCCGATCACCCGCTTCAGGGCGATCAGCAGGGGCGAGACCAGCATCCGGCTGACCCGCCCGTTGATCTTGCCGCTGCCGATGCGGGCGTAATAGCCCTTGGCCACCTGGTAGGGGAAATTCGGGTTCGCCACCGGGTAGACGAGGCGCGAGAGCATCTCGCGGTCGTAGGTGACGATGTCGCAATCGTGGATCGCCACCACCGCCGTATCGGCGCAGGCGATCAGGAATCCGAGGCAGGACCAGACGTTCTTGCCCTTGCCGGGCTCGTTCGGCGCGAGGCCCAGATCGTTGAGCCGCCGCTGGATCTCGAGCATCCGGGGGCTGTCGTTCCAGATCACGACGTGGTTCTGCGGCAGGACCGAGAAGAAATCGCGCGCGTGGCGGTACTGCGCCTCGTCGGCGCGGTCGAGGCCGATGATGATGCGGTGCAGGTAGGGGACCTGCGCCAGTTCCTTGAGGATGTTGGGCAGCGCCTCGCCCTCGAGCTCGGAATAGAGCGAGGGCAGGATGAGGGAAATCTTGCGGGTGTTGGCGAAGGTGACGAGTTCCCTGGTGAGATCCTCGTCGGTGGTGGTGCGGAGATTGTGGATCGTCGCGATATTGCCGTTCTGATGAAAGTCCGCCACCGATATCCCCTTCTAATCGCCGCTGCGGGCTGTCAATTCGGAAACTAGCCTGAGGATCATCTCGTTCCAACCCGCGGGACCCGGTTTCGTGCTCCGCCGGATGCGTCCTGCCCGTTCTCCCGCCAGAACCGGCAGTTCGCTCCCGTGCGGGTTCGCCACGATGACCCCGTGATCCGCGGCATTCAGCATCTCGACATCGTTCGGCGCATCTCCGAGCGCCACCGCAGGCGGGCGCGCGCCGCCGAGGGCGTAGCCCTCCAGCACCTCCGCCATGCGGTCGGCCTTCGTGCCGCCGAAGGAGAGCGTCAGGAACCGGCCGCCCAGCCGGGCGCTGACGCCCTCGGCCTCGAGCTGGGCGAGGAAGCGGGTCCTGAGCTCGGCCGGGCCGGTCCAGACGCCGGGCTCGGAGAAGCCGCGCTGCCGGGCGAGGCGCGCGTCCTCGGGGGGCAGCCCGGTGCGCTCGGCGACCTCGTCCGCGCTCCAGTCGCCGAAGCCCTCGAAATGCCGGCGCAGGCCCGGCGGCATCGCGTCGAGGATGCGCCGGAGCCGCAGATAGGCCGCGTTGCTGGTGTCGGGCGCCGTGCCTGGCGGCAGGATCCCGGCGCCGTTCTCGACGATGGCAGGGCAGTGGGTCAGCCGCAACTGTTCGCGCAAGGGTGCGATCTCGGGCGCCGTCTTGGACGAGGCGAGCACGACGGGCACCCCATGCGCCCGGAGCTTGGCCAGCGCCGGCAGCGCCGCCGTCCAGGTGTAGTCCTCGTGGTCCAGCAGGGTCCCGTCGAGATCGGAGAAGACGACGAACGGCGGCGTGCTCATGTACCCCTTGCCCCCCGCGCGGGCTTTGCGATAGACGGACGCGCACGGGTGATTAGCTCAGTTGGTAGAGCGCTTCGTTTACACCGAAGATGTCGGGGGTTCGAGTCCCTCATCACCCACCATCCAAGCCCTTGATATTGAAGAAAACGCTTGCACTGCAGGGGCTTCGTCCGTTCTATGGTTACAGTTTTGGTTACAAATGAGCGCATGACATGGCTGGCAAGGTTCGTCATCTGATCAACCGTTCAGGTAGGTATCACGCTAGACTTGTGGTGCCGCAAGACCTTCGCAAGATCGTTGGTCGAACTGAGCTGCGTAAGCCACTCGGTGGCGACTACCGGCAAGCGCTGCGAATGCTACCTGGTGCCGTCGCTGAACTTCAGCACCAGATCGCCATGGCAGAGCGCAAAGTCACCCCGGCGACGAGAGAGGCAACAGCCCGGTATCCGCTGGCACCGGATCAGATCGCATACAGCCATTACATGCAGCGCTTGGCGTTTGACGATGCCCTCCGGAATGACGTTCGCTATGCCAGTGTCGCGATAGACGACCTGTTGGTTTCCCAGCTCAGAAATGCCGTGGCCGGTCGGGCGACCGATGGCGAGTTGGCCGAGCTGGTCGGGGATCAGGTGGAGCGGTTCCGTGCCATGGGCAATGTGGACGCCGAACCTGGATCGGACGAATGGAGGGTGATCGCTCGCGCGTTGTGTGTCGCCGAGTTGGAAGCGCTGTCCCGCGTCGCCGAGAGGGACGAGGGAGACTTCTCGGGTGAGCCCACTGCACCCATGATCGCACAAGCAACGCCGCCGGAGGCGCCAGCGAAGCGGGTGAGCCTGTCACGGCTCTGGGCAGACTATGTTGAGAGCCGCGTCAGCAGCGGTTTCATGCGCGATGGTGGACGGCGACAACGCCCGGTGATCGAAGACCTGCGGAAGTTCCTTCGGCACGACGACGCCCGCCGGATCACGAAGAAAAACCTAATGGAGTGGCGCGACAAACTGATGGCCGAGAAGTCCGCCAAGACCGTCAACGATATTTACCTTTCGGCTGTCCGTTCGCTGTTCTCATGGGCAGTTGAGAATGACCGCCTCCCGGAGAACGTCGCGGGAAACGTGCGCCAGCGGAAACCAAAGAGGGCCTACAGCCGGGAGCGGGGCTTCACGGACGCAGAAGCCCTCAAAATCCTGAAGGCGTCCCGGAGCTATCAGCCGAAGGTCGACGAGTTCGGCAATGTCCGGGAGACGGAAAGCATGATCGCCACGAAGCGATGGGTGCCGATCCTGTGTGCGTTCTCAGGGGCACGGGTGTCCGAGATTACGCAGCTCCGGAAAGAGGACGTGCGCCAGGAGGGCGGGCGTTGGGTGGCACGGATCACGCCGGAGGCCGGAACCGTGAAGGCTGGCGGCTATCGTGACGTTCCGCTTCATCGGCAGATCGTAGAAGAGGGCTTTGTGGAGTTCGTCAAAGCCGCGCCGGATGGGCCGCTTTTCCACCAGGAGAAAGACCCCGCCAAGTTTGCATCGGTCGCTGGGCAAATGTCGAACCGGCTCGCAACATGGCTGCGCACAAGCGGCCTGCGTCCGGAGGGGGTCCAGCCCAACCACGGTTGGCGGCACCGGCTCAAGACGCAGTGCCGGGAGCTTGGCATGTCGGATCGGGTGGTGGATGCGATCCAAGGCCATTCCGGCAAGACGGCGGGCGACAACTACGGCGACGTAACACTCAAGACCAAGGTGGACGCAATAGACCGGCTGCCAAGCTACTCACTCTAATTGGCTTCACCCTTCATGAGGCAGAAACGAGTGAACCCCGGCGCTGTGGCCGGGGTTCAAAATTGGTGCGGGGAGGCGGAGTCGAACCGCCCGGCGCTTCCGGCGTAAGACTATGGGCACCTTAGCTCGATATGTCGCATGTCGTGGCACTCATCATCCAACATGGCCCCGCAGCGCCGCCAGAGTGTCCATTCCAGTCTGTAGTGTAGCTGCCAGGAATTTCACCATATTGCCTCCTTGGTGCGAGTTGATGATCATGAACCATTCTGCGCAGGGCCAGAGAACGACGAGCCACGTTACGACATCCCCGAGAGGGATACCCAGAGTCACGAGAGCCGAACTCTGAATTTCGTCTAGCTTAGATAAGGGTGTTCAACACCCGCTGCAAGGTCACTCGGGACAAAGCTAAATAGACTCTTTCGCCCCAGATCTGAGTGTGGTAAATTTGCAACACACGAAGATCTTGCAGGCGATACATGGCACTTACGAGGATCAGGCAGGCGCTCGGGTTGGGCGGTGAGAAGAAGTCGGTCACGCTGACCGACCCCGCCGCGCTGGCCCTCTTCGGTTCGATCCCGACCACGACCGGCCTGTCCATCGGCCCCGGCAACGCCCTGCGCGACCACGCTGCCTTCCGGCTGGTGCATGACGAGGCGAACGAATGGACGAGCGCCGCGCAACTCCGCACCGACCTGACGCTCGACGCCCTACTGCACGGCGCAGGCCATGCGCAGGTGATCCGGCTGAGTGACGACACCCCCTATGAGCTGCACCGGTTGGACCCCGGCAAGGTGCAAGAGCAGATCGAGCCGGACGGCGAGCCCTATTACCTGGTCAGCACTCCGGAGGAACAGGCCCGCCTCAGCTTCCGCGACGTGCTGACGATCAAGCCCTTCGGCGGCGTCTCCCCGATCACCCTGGGCCGCGAGGCCATTGCCCTGGCGCTCGCCTTCGAGGGGCATATCGGCGGCGTCTTCGCGAACGGTGGGCGCCCCTCCGGTGTCATCCGCTCGCCCAAGGTGCTGGACGTGGAGGCAAAGCGGAAGCTGGCCGCGAGCTGGTTCAATACCCACTCCGGCAAGGCCGCAGGCGGCACCGCCGTTCTGGACGAAGACATGAGCTATCAGCAGCTCAGCATGACCTTGGCCGACCAGCAGTTCGCCGAGAACCGCTTGGAGCAGATCCGTGAGATCGCGCGCGTGTTCCGGGTGCCGCCGACCATGCTTTTCGAGCTGAGCCGGGGCACCTGGGCAAATACCGAAGAGATGGCCCGGCAGTTCTTGCAGGTGACGCTCAAGCCCTGGCTCACCGCTTGGGCTTGGTCCTATGCGCGGTGCCTGCTGACGCCGGAGGAGCGCGCGGAAACCTACGTGGAGTTCGTGACCGACGACCTGCTGACGACCGACACGGCAGCCCGTGCGACCGCCTACGGACAGTATCGCAGCATGGGCGCCCTGACCGCGAACGAGGTGCGCGCCGGGCTCAACCTGCCGCGCCGCGACGGCGGCGATGAGCTGAGCAACCCCTACACGACCACGAGCAAGGACAAGGCCGAATGAAACACCGCGCCTTCTACGGCGACGGCGAGAAAGTCTTCGCCCTCACCGATGACATGATCGCCGAGCTGGAACGGATCAGCGGCCTGGGGATCGGCGCGCTGTATCTGCGCGCCGCCAAGGCCGAGTTCACTCTCAACGACCTGATCCAGATCATCCGGCTCGGGCTGATCGGCGGCGGCACCTCCCCGGAGACCGCCATGCACCTGATCAACGCCTATGGCCGCAACCGGCCCGTGGATGAGCTGTTCCCGCTCGCGATGGACATTCTGGATGCCCGGTGGAGCGGCACCGCAACCCCGGAGGCCGCAGCATGACCGAGCGCCTGGAGATCAAGGCCGCGCTGGACGTGACCGACGAGGGCGAGATCACCGGCATCGCCTGGCCCTTCGGCGCGCCGGATCGCGTCGGCGACGTGATCGGGAAGGGGGCGATCACCGCACCCGGCACCGTGCCGATGCTCTTCGCCCATGATCAGAGCCAAGTGATCGGCATCTGGGATCAAATCGCGGAAGCCGACGAAGGGCTGACCGTGAAAGGTCGCCTCCTGATCCACGATGTTGAGCGGGCGCGCGAGGTGCGCGCCATGATCCGCAGCAAGGCCGTCTCCGGCCTGTCCATCGGCTTCGTCACGAAGGGCGCCAAACGCCACGCGAAGGGCCGCACCATCACCGCTGCCGAGCTGCACGAAATCTCCGTGGTCGCCGTCCCGTGTCATCCGGGCGCGCAGATCACTTCAGTCAAATCCGATGACACCGCCATGCACCACGAGGAGACCCCCGACATGGAAAACGAAGAAATCGAGCAGAAGATCGAGGCGCAGACCCCGGCGAATGACGCGCCGCAGCTCGACACGAAGGCGTTCAATGAGCTGAAGGCGCGCCTGGATCGGCTGGAAGCCAAGGGCAACCGCCCCCGTGTGACCGGCACCCCCGATCCGGTGATGGGCCGCGACGAGGTGAAGGCGTTCACCAACTTCCTGCGCTCCGGCGACAGGACCGAGACGAAGTCGCTCGCATATGGCTCCGGCACCGGAGGCATCCTGGCCCCCGAGACCGTGAGCAAGAACATCCTGGAAAAGATCGCCGAGTTCTCGCCGGTGCGCGGCGTGGCGCAGGTGATCCAGATGAATGGCCCGCTGCTGCAACTGCCGCGCCTGGTCACGGAAGTCACGGTCGGCGAAGTCGCCGAGGGCGACACGAAGCCCGAGAGCGAGCCGACCTTCGAGCAGATCGACCTGAAGCCCTTCGAAATGGGCGTGGTTGTGCCCGTGACCAAGATCCTTCTGGAAGACGCCCATGTTGACCTGGCCGCCTACCTGGGCAACCACGTCGCCCGGCGGTTCGGCCAGAAAGAAGCGGCCTGGTTCATCAATGGCAACGGCACGACCCAAGCCGAGGGGGTGCTCACCTCCGCCGAAGTGCAAGAGGTCGCGACCGGCACGTCGCTCAGTGCCTCCAAACTGGTCGACCTCTTCTATTCGGTGAAGACGGCTTACTCGACCCACGGCTCCTGGCTGATGAACCGCAAGACGATGGCAGAGGTGCGCTTGCTGACGGACAGCAACGGTTCCTTCCTCTGGCAGCCCAGTCTCGCGGCTGGTCAGCCGCCGACGCTGCTGGGGCGCCCCGTCTATGAAGCTGTGGACCTCCCCGACCCGGTTGAGGATGCGTCCCCCATCGTCTTCGGCGACTTCGCAACCGGCTATGCCGTGGCCGACCGGATCGGGTTCGAGATCATCCGAGATGAGCTGACCGGCGCCGCGAGCGGCATGGTGAAGCTGGTCGCCCGGCGCCGCGTCGGCGGTGGCGTGGTGATGGGCGAAGCCATCTCGAAGCTGACGCTGTCGCTGGCCGCGTAACCGGCCATGACCGCGCTGTCCGCATATGATGGGATAACGCTTGAGCATGGCGGGTGCACCGTGCTCTTGCGTCCGTCCTTGCGGGCAGCGCTCCACTTGGAACGCCTTCACGATGGCTTCCCCGGGCTGCTGCGCAAGGTTGAGGAATTCGACACGCGCACCGTCCGGGCGATGATCATTGCAGGAGGCGACAGGCAAGCCGCTGAGCGCCTTATCGCCCGTTCGGCGGCTCTGCCGCTCTCCGGCTTCAGGGAGGCCACGCAGGCGCCCCTCTACGCGCTGGTGGCCGCAATGTTGCCCCAGCACGACGAGCCTCAGACCGAGCCCTCCACGACCGGCAAGGCCATGCCCTGGCGGGAGGTCTATCGGGAGCTGTTCAAGCTGGCGACGGGCTGGCTGGGCTGGACCCCGGAAACCGCATGGTCCGCGACGCCCCAAGAGATCACCGATGCCTTCGAGGCCCATGTCGTAAAGCTGAAGGCAATCCACGGCACCGCTGACGAGGAAGAGGCCACCAGCCCCGGCAACACGCCCGAGCAACGCGAGCGCAATGTCGAGCTGGGCTTGGATCCTGACTTTGACCGCGCCGGGCTCCACGCCCTGAAGGGGATGGGGAAGCTCTGATGCCGCGTCCCCCTCGCATCTGTTCCTGTGGCCGCACCGTGCCGCATGGCGTCCTGTGTGAGTGCCAGCTCGCCACCCGGCGCGCCCGGCACCAGCGCCATGATCGGCGCCGCCCCTCTGCCGCGTCCCGTGGCTATGGGCACGCCTGGCGCAAGGCCCGGTATCAGTTCCTCAAGATCAATGACCGCTGTGCCTGGCCCGGATGCGGTGCCCTCGCGACGCTTGTGGATCACGTCACCCCGCACCGTGGCGACATGCGCCTGTTCTGGGATCGGAGCAACTGGCAGCCGCTCTGCGCGTCTTGCCACAGCCGCAAGAAGCAGAGGGTGGAGCGACAATGAAACCGGAAATCGCGCTATCGGTGACTTCGGTTCATGGCTGGCCGAAATTTGAGGATCATTTCGCGCTCAATGTCGAGGTAGGGTCGGATCAAGCCGACGACGCTTTCAACGAGCGGCGGTTGGTGCACCGCAAAGGTGAGCAGACCGTCATCTACATGCGCCAACCACTGCCGAGCTTCCCAGATCGGCGTCGGGCTCTTCTCGCCTATGAGCGCCCTGTTGATGTGCCTGGGGTATTGGCGCAATCGGCTCCCCACCCCGTGCTTAGTAGTGCCGACCCGAAGGAGGTCCCCTTCGGCGCTCAAGCAGATGTAGACGACACCCGCGAGTTGGGCCAACTCAACGTCCAATATGTCGATTGCTACGCCGCTGCGATCACTGTTGATCGTCAGAGACGCGACGCTTTGGAATGCAGTCCGGTCGAAGTCCATACCTACCATTTTGTTGGTGCGCCCATCGCATCAATGGGGGCGTGCACATACGCCGGCTGCGGCTGGGTGCCAACATCGGCCCAAGGTGGATCACTGTTGTTCTATCGCCTTCACGTAGGTGAGCATCTCTTCGTTTCGCACTTTGGCGTCGCGCCCATAGTGCGCGCGTCGATGGCAGTTCGGGCAAAGCCCGATCATGAAACGAGGATCATCCGGTCCGCCATCGGTCATCCGGCGGATATGGTGGACTTCGAGAAACGGAATGCCGCTAGGTGTCTCGAAGGGCGCCAGTTCACCGCAGTCTTCACAGCGGCCTTTTGCGCGGGCGAGAATGTAGTTTCGAATGATGCGACTGCGATCAAAGATCGTCGTTGTTCGCTTTCCTTGCTTCGGTTCCGAAGACGCCGCTTCAAGTGCACGCGCCCGAAGCTCAGACAGATCAATATCGCCGGCAGAGTTGTCCTGCTCCGTCACGGACTCGACGATCGCCTCCAGTGGTCTGAGCTCGAAAACTATTGCGTTTCGCATCGTGCCCTGGCGATCCGGTGCCTTCTCCCAGTGGTAGTTCTCGCAGACGTAATATCCGTCAAAGCGGAGACCTTTCGCGGTCGACTTGAATACCAGAAGGTCCTTGCCGTTCGCGGCGTGGTCTCGAAGGGCCTTGTTGCCGCGGACAAAGGCCATGTCGCCGATTTGGCCGGCGCCAAAGTATTCAAAGACGCCATCTTCGCGCAGGCGATCCGAGTAACCGTGCTCTTGGCCCTCGTCGCCGGACACGATGATGACCAATGCATGTTCGGCAGGAGTGATGATGCCGTTTCGCTGTTGCCCCTGGAAGCGATCATGAATGTCTCGCTGCCGATTGTAGGTTCTTCCTACTTCAAAACCCCACGCCATGCCCGGACCTCCCTATCCACATTGTCGACGCTCAGCTTCACAAAGACCGGCCGACGTGTCGAGAACGAGGCTAGGGGGGTGGTCCTTAATTTTCCGTTTAGGGCAGGGACCGGCGCGGGGAGGTCCGCACAAGACAGCCCGAAAATAGATTTCCCACATAGGAGGGCGCGCGCATGACCGCTCAGACCGCCGTGAACCTGCTGAAGTTGCAGATCAACCTTGATCATGACCTGGACGACGAGTTGCTGGCGCACAAGCTCGCCGCAGCCGAAATCTGGATCGCGAACCATACCGGCATCGCGTTCGACGGCGACAACGCCGCCATGACTGAGGCCGCATTGCAGCTCGCCGGTTACTGGTATGAGTGCCGCGAAGCTGCCAACGACGTGAGCCTGCGCCCGGTGCCGTTCGGTGTCCGCGACCTGCTGAGTTCCTTCCGTGACGAGGTGACGGGCCATGTCGCTGAGTAAGCAGTCGAAGGCGCTCGAAGCGCGGCTCAAGGCCATCCCCGGCGAAGTGTTGCGCGAGGTGCGCCCGGCTCTGGTGAAGGGCGCCGACGAGATCGCGGCGAACATGCACGCCCTGGTGCCCGTGGATGAGGGCGACTTGCGCGACAGCATCGCCGTCACCGCGCCCGGCGGGACCACACCGGCCTATGCCTCCGGCGGCGGCAGGCGCACCGCGCGGGAGAACGAAGCCCTGGTGACGGTCGGGAACGAGGAGGTTCGGCACGGGCACTTGCAAGAATTCGGCACGGTCGCCCACGAGGCGCAACCGTTCATGCGCCCCGGCTTCAGGCTCGCGAGGCCGCGCGCGCTGCGGCGTATTCAGCGCGCGATCGGCAAGGCCATCCGGAACGCCGGGAAGGGCAGAACATGATCGAACCGAGCATCGCCTTCCAGACCGCTCTCCGCGCCGCGCTGATCGCAGCTCCGGCGGTGACGGCCCTGGTGCCCGTCGCCCAAATCCGGGCAGGGTCCACGCGCCCGGCAGAGCTGCCCTGTATCGTCCTGGGCAGCCCCCAGACGCAGAACCTGGGCCGCACCAGTGGCGGCAGCTACCTGACGCGCGTGGTGCTCGACCTGCATGTCTGGGCCATAGAGGACGGCGCCGACATGGCGCGCCAGATCGGCGGCGCTGTTGTCCTGGCCCTCTGGGATGCACCGCATGCCGATGAGGTCGGGATTGACGCATTCGAGCGCCCGAGCTTCACCTACCTGCGCGACCCCGACCCGGCGCTCGCCTACTGCCACGGCGTCGGCACCGTCGAAGGCGTGATCCGGTGGAGGGCATGATGCGCGCCGGGAAGCTCGACAGGCTGATCACCATCGAACGGCAGACCGAGACCGTGGCCGCGAGCGGCGCGGTGGCGAAGACCTGGGCAGTCGTGGCGACCGTCCGGGCGGAGCTGGTGCAGCAGAACGCCGAGGAATATCTCGCCGGGTTCGGCGAGACCGAAGGCGGCGGCGCCGTGTTCCGTATCCGCTACCTCGCCGGGATCACCACGGCGGACCGGCTGGTCTATGACGGCGCCGCTTTCGACATTGACGAGGTGGTCGAGATCGGGAGGCGGCGGGCGCTTGAGCTGCGCGTCGCGAAGTTGCCGTGAGCGTCCACTCGCGCGGCATCAAACCGCCACTCAAGGCCGATGCCGACGCGCTGACGAAGGCGCCCCCGGCTCCGAAGCACCTGGCACCCCATGCGCGCGCCGAGTGGAAGCGGATTATGCCGCAGCTCATTGCCCGGCAGATCGTCACGAGGGCCGACCTGGCAGGCGTGGAGAACTACTGCGTCGCGGTGGGCTATGTCCGGCAGATTGAGGAGGACCGCGGCGCCGCCGGTGGCGGGATCGACGTGAAGCTCTTCGGGGTGCTGAACCGTGCAGCGCAGACCGCGCGCCAGCTCGCCGCCGAGTATGGTCTCACCCCGACCAGTCGCGCCCGGATCGGCTCCGCCGTGCCGGACGATGACGACGATAACCCGCTCGCGGTGTGACGATGGGTGCCGCAAGCGCATATCCGGCCTGGGTGACTGACCAGAGCCCCATTCCCGACCCGCTGGGCTACGG